CAGGAGCCACGGTCTCAATCCAAGAGCCTGGGCCGATAGATTGGTTCTCATCGTCTGTCTTAAACTCGACGTAGTAGTCGTCAGCAGCCAAGTCACCATCACCACGCACCTTGACTCGGAAGCCGTTCTTAGCGAACAAAGGAAGGTCAGTGATTGCCCCTACTTCCTTGTAGACGACGCCTATTGCTCCTCCTCCAAGTCCGTCCTTGGCTTTTATCTTGAAGTCACTTTTAGTCGGTCCTGAAAGCTGACGTGACAAGACAATCAGGTTGCCATCTCGAACTAAACTGAACTCTGCGTTTGTTCCTGCGTTGATTCCGCTAAACCTGTCTTCAAACCCAAAGTTATCAGATGCGGCATGAATAGAAGATGAGTGTTGGTTATATCCCTCAATATCTAAAGCAGGTGATCCTCCTGCCCCCTTTGCAATTATCTCAGTGATCCTTGAAGTATCTGAGTGCATTGCTTGTGTAGAGTTCTCAGAGTATATCTTTATGTTAGCCGTGTTGTCATACTTAGTGCCTCCACCTAAACCTGGTGACTGCGCGAGGGTTACTGTTACAGTAATGGTGTTGCCTACATGCTGAGCTACTCTAACCCCTGCGTTCTTCTTAAAGATAAGAGAGCGTCCTATGTTCTCCACCGAAGCAGCACTTATAGTTCCATTTGCATTTGAAGTCACTGTCACGCTGGTGTCTTCACCTCCTCCAACAGTAACATCATAAATATCACTGTTGTATGTGATTGTAGAAGGATAAGAAGTAACTTTATATACATCACCACTCACATAGCCAGAGCCTCCATTAGAGACAGACACAGTGCTTGCTGAAGTCAACGAGTAGACATTATGCATTCCTTGTGTGTAAGTAAGGGAAAGCTGGGCAGAAGCAGGAGTCTTAGAACTGTAGTTAATTTCAAGGGAATACTCTTTCTCGTAGTCTCCTTGCTTAACAAAAATAAGAGCTTCCTTGTCTAAACAAGAGGAACGACTAGACTGGTCTATTGTGACTGGAACACTTCTATTAACGAGGAACGTCCCGTCAGCCACTGTAGTAGCCCTAAGTGTGTCCCGCGCAGTGGTGGTGCTTGCAGAGACATCAAGGTAAGTCCCAGCAGCCGTGTAGCCTCCTGTGGCCCCATTGATAGACGCCTCGTCCCCACTGAGCACATTGTAAGCGTGGAACTTAGTGCCATCGTGGATCATGACGTAGCGCTCGGTTTCACTTCGGTTAACAAAGTGAATAAAGCTATCCGCTGAGAGCGCAGCGTCAGTCGAAAAGAGTTTCTTAACAAACCTAGTGCCGTTGCGTTTTGTTAATCCATCAACAACACTGCTCATGAAGTTAACCTGTTCGTCGCATTGCCCAGAGAAGCGCGTAGCGTCAGGCTGCTGGCTAACCCCTTGGATAAGGTTTGGTAATGATGTATTGATTAATGGCATTAGAGAATGTCGTAGTTTCGGTTGACCCCGAGGCAAGACGCAACGTCATAGTTATCAAAGATAGTCCTGTCGGCTCCTTGGCCATCGGCTTCTTCGAGGTTATAGCGTGCTTTGAGTTCATCCCGTAGGATCTGTTGCTCAAGCTCCTGAGACCCGACGGTGCGTGCCTGGAAGACCCTTGAGGCTTTGAGTGTAATGTATCTCCGTGCTTGTTCAGGGAGATCAGTGAAATCTAAAAGGAACATCAACCTGACGTCAATGTCACTTGTGAAAGTAAAGGTGTTGTCTTCACGGTTAAACAGTTTACCGCCGCGTTGCACAATGTCCTTAGAGTGATCTAGGGTATCTACGTGCATAATGTCAGCCGCGAGAACAATCTCATCGCTACTGTTAGGGCTAAGCGTCTGCTTATTGACCGTATTGAAGTGCCATCCCTCTGACTGAACCTCGCGACTAACCTCGTCTAACACAGTGATCGCGGTGACCGCAGAGATAGGCAGTGAGGTAGTGACAGTGATCTGAGTCACGGGGCTTTCACCTATGGTGCTCAGCATCGTATTGACAGCTTCGAGTTCTGTAGTGAGTGGCATAATAATATTAATAAAATGAAAAAATACCCCGTCCCCAACTTAATGAGGACGAGGCATGAATTTAGGGTGTGCTATTAGCTAGCAGCAGATGAAGTGGTGTTAACCACAACAGCAGACTCAGGGCGAAGAACGCCGAGGCCCATTGCATACTTAGCAACAAAGAGAGTAGACTGACGTTCAATCAGATACTCAGACTCAGTCGCAAGGTCGAGAAGCTTAACGCAACCAACAGCAGACGAGTGTCCAGCAACGAAGCCGACATTACCAACGTCAGAACCTGACTGCGTAGGCGCAAGGCCTGTGAGGTCACCGTTGTAACCAGCGTCGTCGTTGTTAACAGCGGTGTTCTCAAATGGCGAGTTCGCTACGTTTGCGTCATCACCGTTCAAGGCGCCGACTTGGACTCCTTCAAGGTGTGGACTCTTGTAGAGCTTGATTCCTGCAACTTCAGCGATGCTACCTTTAGCAGAATCAGCAGAGCCACCTGAGGTGTCCTTGTTGATTGCTACGTTGTCAGCAGTAAGCAGCTTGTAGTATTGAAGAGGAGTCAAGATAGCAAAGCGGTCCTCTGATGGGACTTCTTTTTCATCAAGGGTGCGTGCACACTCAAAGAGAGCTTCAACAAGTCCTCCAGCAGTCATAGTGTCTGCTCCGATAAGCTCAGTTCCTGTAGGTCCTCCAGTGTAGTTAGCAGTGGTGGTGAGACCAGCAGCGAACAATGTCTTAAGGATCTGAAGGTCCATGCGCTTAGCGAGGGCTTTACCAAGCTCGGCAGAGTAGATAGAACGAAGGTCATAGTGATTCTTCAGTTCATCAATGCGTGGAATCAGAGACGAAGCGACAAGCATGTCGTCGATGTTGATTACTTTCTCGTTGTGAGCAATCTGAGACAAGTAGTTACCAGAGCCCAGGAGGTCGTCCCCGGCTTTGTGATACTTGGCGTCAGCGTTACCTGTGACAGGGAACTGAGCAGATTTACCACTAGAGATAGTGCGAGTCATGATGAGGTCTTTAGCTACGTTCGTTTCGTTGAACGCAGTGAGAATCTCACCGCTGAATACTTTAAGGAACAACGCTGCGTCAGCTGACAAAGCGCCAGCAGGTGCAGTGCGTGCCCCAGTGCCATTCACCTTACCCGGAATGGTGGGATTATTAGATAGTGCCATAATAAGTTATAGTTATAGTTTTGGTTTCTTTCGTCTGTGGACTTTAGTTTCTACTGTTCGCCGCAAGTTGTCCGACGCATCGGGCTTGGTGGTTACTAGTCTAGTCACTTCGGTTTGTTAGACTCAGGGAAAATTTTAGTTAAATACATCTAGCTGTCTTATGCAGCTCCTGATGATAGTATAAGTGGTTCTGTTGGTGTCATCGTCGTCTTCGTAGGTTGGATGCCACGATGTAATATTAATAAATGTTTTATCTATATGCTCAATGACTCCGTAGACAGTGCAGACCAGGGGCTTCCCTAAGTCTTGCGCGTGGTCCAAAAAGACGACCCTAGCGATGTCTTCAAGCTCTATTTCTTGATCCGCAGCTTCACACGGGCAGCAGGGGTGTTTGCAACAAACTGCTTCCCCTTCGCACCAGCACGTTTCTTCTTGCGTGCAGTGGAGGCTCTCTGTGTCTGACTTAGGCTTTTCGCTTTCGATGATGGAAGACATCTGTCTGGATTTTTCTTGTTCTTTGAGGTTCCGCATGGTCCTTTGATTTTACCGTCAGTGCCTATTCGGACCCAGTTCTGCTTTCGCCAGTTTGCTAGTTCACCCACGTTTCTTTTTGATTTTAAGTTTAGACCGCTTGCCCTTACCGTAGTTAGGGTCTTTGCAGTATTTCGATGCCGCCATGTTAGCGTAAGCGCTCGGATACTTATCGAACGTGCGCTTAGCCCATGCGATTCCTTTAGGACATATTTTAGCCATGCTTCAACTGAAGGTTACTTGTTCTTTCACTTCTTCTTTTTGATGCGAAGGCCTTTTCGTTTAACTTTGTTTTTATTATACATAATCTTTAACATTTCCAGCGCCTTAGTGCTAACGCTTTGCGTGTAGGGCGTCCCTTAGCGTCTTTCATAGGGCCCTTAACGCCGCTCATGCGTGCACAGAACGATCTCTTACGGGGACCACCACCAGGCTGAGGTTTCTTAAGTTTACTCCCAGTCTTACTGTTGTAATACTTACGGCCTTTTTCTGTGAGGCCTCCCTTCTTAGACTTGTGTTCTTTCCTGAGACTGACTCCCTGTCTTTTCATTGTTATAATAATTAATAAATCCTTTTGCCAAAGAAGAACCTAAGGTGTCAAAGCTGTCTTTAAACATCTCCCAGTCTTCTTCGTTGGAGCCAAAGAACGGCTCAGTGATCACGGCAGGGCAATGCGTTTCCCTTAGGAACTTAGCGCCTCGGCTCTTCGCTGTCTTCGGTTTAGCCCCTCGGTCTTTGACACCGAAGGTATTCACTACTTGATCCTGGAGGCACTTGGCTAACTTCTCGCTCTTCTTAGACTTATACCAGTAGAGCATCTCGCTGCCATGTGCCGCAGGTGTCGCCGCGTTAAAGTGTAGTTCGATCGCAGCGTTAACTTTGAGGGCCTTGAGATCAGCACTCAGGTTCTCCATAGACTCTGCGTAATTGTTCCCGGTATACTCGTGGACAATCACTGAGGGAACACCAGCGTCATCAAGTTCTTCTTTGATAGACTTAGCGACCTGTAGGTTATACGTCCACTCGTTGGTCTCTCCGTCACACGCAACAGCGCCCATGTCATTGTATCGACTGTGGCCGACACATATGGCTAACACCGGGTCAGCCGGGGGTAACTGTGCGTCATCAGTAAACCATGCTCTACAACTCATTCTCTAGGTAGTTAATGTAGTGAAGTAACGCAGAGATCGTTTGTTTCTCCTCTTTGTCAAAGTCATGGGTATCAAGCCTCTGGATCATCTCGGGTATCCGGCTTGGCCTCAGAGTCGTGCACCCAGTTGTTGATAAGGATGCGATTACGAGTGTGCCTGCGGTTAACAAGCTCTTTAGTGTATTCATCTCTTATAGAAAGAAAAAGCCTCCCCAGTGACGGGAAGGCTATAAGTAATCTAACGATAGACCCAATCATTTGTCTTTGGCTTTCCCTACGTTAAGAGCGAGCCAATCAACGACCTTGTAGAGTTTCGCTGCCCAACCGTCGTCAGCAGGCGTCGGTGTTAACGCTGCGATAGCTGATGCTGCTGCAACGATAGCCGTAAGTGTGCTAATGAGGGTGTCTTTGTTGTCTACGATGTAGTTGATTAGGTTCATGGGTTTATTATTATTATTATTATAGGATGTCAGACACAGAGAGCCTGCGGTGAACTTCAGCTTGGTAACTTGGGTCCTGCTTGTAACGCGGGTCACTCATGGCCTGCGACACCATAGCCGAAGACGTAAAGGGAGCAATAGCTTGTCCGGTGGTTTGACCTTGGACTAAC